ATCTACCTCATCTGTCTTAGGTGCAAAGAATTTCAGCACTGCAGTCAGTGCTTTGAGTCCTAAGAATAGAGGAGCAAACATGACCTGGATGCCAACACCCAGGATCTTACTGATCATTGGGAGGTGGGGCTCGATGAAGTTAAGCACCTGAGTCATTACTGACCCAAGGACTTCAAAGAAACCACTCAGATTATCTTTAATAGGTGCCATCACCTGCTTAAAGACATCACCAATCATGCTGAAGAATCTGCCGATTGGTTTGAAGATGGGTTCCATAAACCCACCGATTGCTTTACCTGCTTTACCGCCAACGAATGCACCAGCAGCACCACCGATCATCCCACCAAGGGGACCACCGAGTTTACTACCAATAGCTTCACCAACCATGGCACCACCAGCGGTGCCTACACCAGCACCAACCGCCTCTGAAGTGCTAGCACCAGCAGCTTTCTCGCCTATGAATGCACTAACACCTAGACCACCAGCAATCAAACCCTTACCGAGTTTACTGCCTGCAAACTTCCTAATCTTGGCACCAGCTTTCGCTGCCTTACCAATGTTTAGGATACCTTTGATCAGACTACTGACAACCCATCCGACAGTCTTAGCAGTCGCTAATGGATTCTTGAGGAATGCTATCCCCAGGAATATAGGAGCAGCAGACAGCAGGAACTGTCCTAATCCTATAATCCCTTTCAGAGATATAGGATTCTCCATAAACTTCACCAGTCCATCAAACGCCGACCCCACTAGGAATGACGTTATCTTCCAGACAAACTTACCAATAGCAGCAAGTCCTTCTACAAGTTTCTGGACCTTATCTGGATTCTTAGAGATCCAATCCAATGCAGCAAATGCAATGAAGATCTTAAAGATACCACCTAAGAATCTAGCAATAGCACCAAGGAATCCACCGAAGGCACCTTTTGCTGCCTCCTTAAAATTCTGGACTACCTGAGATCCTGCCTTCTTTTCCTTCTTCTCGCTCTTATTTTCTAACTCTTCTCTCTTCTTCTTTAATTCTCTACGCTTCTCTTCAGCAGTCTTCTTCTTTTCTCTTGTTTGCTCTAGTTTATCTGCAGCAACCTCTTGCTTCTTAGTAATATTGTCGCCTCTGATCTTAGCAGAGACTCTATCCTTCATCGCTTGAGTCATTGCCTCCACTTGGAGAGCAATACCGTTCATAGATGCACCCAAGGAATTCATACCTGAGGTGATAGTCTTAAATGCTTTATTCTGATCCTTGACAATCTTACCTAACTCATCAGCAGCAGTAAGAGGCGTAAACTTCTTGCCACCACCAGTGCCCTTATAAGATATCATCTTATAAAGTTTTGGTTTTGAGACCTTAGTTGATGGTGCTTTTGGTGATGCCATTACTTAGTGAGAAGTGGCGAAGGTTTGGTATACACTGCGCTAGTGCTCCCTTTTGTATTTATCGTCTGTCTGACCTTTTGTATTACTAAACGCTCTGTAATAACGGGGAGAAAGTTTGCATCCTCGTCACGTTGTGCTTTGTCTCCAATTGATTTAAGATCCTTGACAGCTTTATCTCGGACAGATCCTAGCTGCTTAATCTCAGAAGGGGCGGAGACTGTTGGATTAGTAGCAACAGGGTTTCCAGGGAGTTCTTCTGCAGATTTAGTAGGATTGCTCTTGGGCACGTTGGTGCTGATCTTTGTCAAGGCAGATGTTAAACCTGTCTTGAATGCCTCCAGCATCTCTTCAAGAGTCTTGGGTTTTGCGGGTTTGGAATCACTGACTCCCTTTTTATCGCCTCCACCGCCAGCGTTGGCATCACCGCCGCCCCCAGTAGTATTAGTTTCTGCCATGCTGTCATCAAATTCTCCACCGAGTTGATGTGCAGCATATGCTCTATGATCTGATGGTGTTGCATCTAAGTGGACATGGACCAGTCCACTAGGTTTGTTACCTTGTAAACCAAGAATAGTATTGGGGTTAACCGTCTGACCCACAGCTACTTTGAGCGAATCAAAGTGGTGGAATTGCATTCTGTCCTTACCGTTCTTGTTAATGATAACAGTATTATAGGATCCACCTGCAGTAGTTACTTTACCATCCACACCAGCAACTACAGGTGATCCTCTATCTAAAGATGGGTTACTAAAGTCTCTAACAATCACATAGTCTCTAGGGACAATAGGATGTCCACCTAGTCTATTATTATTGTAACTATCATTATCAGATTTGTTATGGTGGAGAGGATAGTCACTGAATGGTGTTTGAGGTGTCAGACGCACATCAGGAACAGATCCATTAGTGGCAAGCAGACCGCCTGCCGCATACCCCATAATCTCCTTTTTCTTCTGAACCTTTTCTGCTACGTCCTCATAGGCAGACAAGATGGGCTCACCCATACCGACGCGAGCGCCACGTTTGACCCTGCCACCCTTTGCCAGTTGCTCGAAAGCATCATACATCATCTGAGGTTTGATGTGCGCTACATTGACACCATCCCCAGCATAGAAACTAGCACCACCATCATCCTTTGGAATTGCAGCCCAAACTCTTGACAGTCTGAGCATTGCCTCCTTAGGATTCTCCTTCGCCATCTGCTTGGAGACCTGTGCCTGACCAGGACCGATTAGATATTCAGCAATCAGTTGCTGATTCTCTTCATTGTATATGTCCTTTTTAGGGTCAAGACCTACTGCTACTGCTCTCTGATTAAGATATTCTGGTAGGTTTTGCCATGCACCAACAGCACCTGTTGCCTTAGCAGCAACGTCAGCAATGGGCATTCCAGATGCACCAGGCAATGTAGTGCCTGGATACATTGAATCATATCCACCGCTACCAGCTTCATACTTTAGGATTAGATTAAGTACTGGAGCCCATCCACCTTCAATCTCTCCTACAGGAGACCCACCACCACCACTACTACTGGTGCTTCTTGGAGTTTGACCTCCACCACCACCGCTTTTCTTCTCTTCAATCTGCTTTGCCAATGCAGGATCGAAGATCTTGATACCACTGATGAGTAGTTTGTTTAACCCCTTATCAATCGCATTGTAAATATTCTCTTTATAGGCGAAAGTCTTGACTGCCTCAGCCTTTTTCTTTTCAGTCTGAGTTGCTTGGAATTGTACACTATTACTTACGCCACCACCAGCAGTGCCACCACCACCAGTACTGACCTGCACACCTAGTCCACCAGCAATCTTTTGAATGTCAGGTGCTAGGACAGATTTTACTTTATTACCAACAAATCCAAATGCACCAAATGATCCTACTATGGTCTTGAGGTAGAGACCACCCACCATGCCCAGCATGTCAGGGTGACTACCAAACTGTAGAGCACCACCCGCTGCCATCTGTACAGGACCGCCTGCTGCCTTCTTATTCTCTTTGTCGAAGTCAAACAGGTTGAATGTCAACGCATCAGCAATACCACCTGCCACAGAGGCAGGATTCATCAGACGCTTGGCATTATTGACGACAAATTGGACGGTGCCACCAATGGCATCCATCATTCCACCGAAGATAAACCCAGCGAAGTCTCCGAGAATCTTAGCAGCATCCATTAGGACTTTGCCAAGTTGACCTATGAAACCAAATATTAACCCTAAGGGCTCAGCGAGTTGTTGGAAGAGAGGTCCGATGGTCATCTTGACCACCTCAAACATCATCTTAAATGCTTTACCAATAGGTCCAAAGATAGGTTCCATGATCGGACCTAACTCTTTACCTACCCACTCACCTAAGAAACTACCGATCGCATTACCAACGATAGGTGCAAAGGGTCCTAGGAAGGGTCCTAGGAGTGCTGTGCCAGCGATACCGCCAACTAAACCACCAACACCCTGACCGACACCAGCACCAACAGCAGAGGATGCTTTCTCACCGCTTGCAAGACCTGCTGCGATCCTTCCAGCGCCTCCTACGACGCTCATGCCGACGTTTAACTTACCGCCGAGCTTACCAAATGCTTTGTTAGCACCAGCACCAAATCTCTTGCGTGCTGCAGATGCTTTACCTTTGAATTTAGAGAAACGACTTTCTTTGCCAAATCTATCCTCAAATGCTTTGCCAGCACCAGGATTCTTGCGTTCTGCCTTTGCGGCAGACTTCTTCATCGCTTCGTATTCTTCTTTGGAGTAGATAACTCCAGTCTTCTTATCTCTAAACCCGCTCTTTCTTACCTTCTGGTTAGCATCCTGCTCTGCAGACTGCTGGTTGGACATGTTGAAGATCATTCTCAGACGATTAACGTCCTTCATCAACTTCCAAGGCATGATCAGATACTGTGCTGTCCTAAGCGCAGCAAGACCACCCATCAGTTGCACGACTCCGAGTATGCCTCGGAATGCACGTCTGATCGGACCTTCTTCCTTAAAATTACCAATTACATTAGTCAGTCCATCAAGGAGCAGACCAACCCCAAATTTAGTAACTTTGAATGCAAACTTACCTATCGTGAATAGTATCTTGAATACCTTTACGGCACTCTCAGCATTCTTGGGGTTACTTAACCAGTTTAATGCTCCAAATATAATCATATATTTGAAGACTTTGAATAGACCATTGAAAAGTCCACCAAGCATATTTAACTTGGGTTTCTGCTTCTCAACTGCCTTCCTACCTTCCTCTTTGCCTTCTTCTACGCCCTTCTCTGCTTCGTCTTCTAATTTACCACGTTTCTTTTTTCGGAAAGTTCTTCGGAAATCCCGCATGGATGTAGTCCACTTGGTCTTATCCTTCTTATCTTTCCTCTTAATCGTCGTGACTTCTGTCTTGGAAGTGTCTGTAAGATACTCTTTCTCAAACTTTAGAAGCTCAGTAGTATCATAAAAACTCTTGGCAATGCCATCCGTCACGCTCCCCATGCGATTGATGCCCTTACGCACCTGATCCATGTTTTGAGCGATACCTGACTTACCAGTTATCGGTTGAATTTTTATGAAACTGCGGATTGCTGCCATTAGAGGGACATGCGTGACTGATCTTGGTTTTGTCTTCTTTCTTCCTCAGCAATGTGTGCGAGGAGAAGATTCACATATACATCACGTTCCCACGGTATCATATTCTCTAATTCTGTTAGCGAATACTTGTGGTGCTGCATCAAGGCAAAGTTTGTCTTATAGTAGTTTTCAAGACTATCGTGCAGTAGGGCTATGCGAAAAAACTCGCTAGTCCTTCAAGCACAACATCGGATACGACTTTAGTGTTGGGGTTAACAACTTCAAGTGTGTATGACAGTTTGGGCATAGTCTCAAAGAATTTCTGGACTTTAGCAAACTGCTCGGAATTCAAGTCTTCCAAGAATTCAAGTGCTTCTTTCTTAGTGAAGCTGTCATAGACCTCTTCCTTATCGTAAACACTTTCAATACACCCTGCTGCCAACTCGAAGATATCCTCGATATTAGGATCCTCCGACATATTTTGACTGATGAATACATCAATCGACGGATACTTCATAACAATACCTACATTATCATCGAGAAGCATTTTCTTCTCATGATCTGCAGGAACAACAACCTCAACTTGATTTAGAGGGACCATCACTTCTACTTGGGTCTCATTATCATCAGGGCAGGTGATTTTGAATTCACTTGCTTCACCAACAGCAGTAGCACGAATGCGAAGGAAGATGTATTCGATCTCGAATGTTGCGAGATCTTCAACCTTACCTTTCAGGTTGGTGCAGTTTTTGATGATGGTCTTAACTGCCTTGATCATCTGCTTGTCGTCTTGCGACTCCATAGCGAGATACAGCAGTTTTTCCTCCTTAACGAGGAAAGGTCTATATGTGATTTTAGTGCCAGTAATAGGCAGTGTCAAATCATACTCGGGGATAGCGAGCTTAGGTAAAGGCATAATGCTCCATAACTATTAAATTTATTTAGGTGCCAAAGAACGACGAATCTATCTGATCGTTGGAGAATCCTAAGCGACTGAATACTTTATCAAAATCGCGAATGACTTTATCATTGGCACTAGCTTTGAATGACAGCACATCCTCTGCAGTTGTGTCAAATCTAAATCTCTCGTATTTGAAGTCAACATCAATCTTCAGCAGATCTGCTGGTCCATTATTAAGAGTCATTGCTGAGATGTCAAATGGATATGCACCATACATCTGCCAGACTGCAGTGGATCTATTCATCCTCTGCTCAAATTTAACTGGTTTTCCAGCACCATTATTAGCTCTACCTTTATATACAACGTTAGCACCATTCTCCCATTTCAGGATCTGAATGCTTGATGTATACTCATCATAGAATGATACTCTATTTTCAGCATCATTAGCAGTCATATTCATCCAATTCTCAAAGAATTGGCGATGATACATGTCCTTTGTCATAATAAAGGACATTCGGACTTCTTGCTTCTGCTGACCGTATGCATAGTCATATGGCATACCAACAGTCTTGATTGATTGTGTCTTAATCCTTCTAGCAGGGATAGTTACACTGTCAGCAAAATAGTTGATAGATTCGTAATGCTCTTTGAAATCGGGTTGTGTTCCAGTAGCATACATCATTACGGGGAGAGTAATCTCCACCGAGAATAGATTCGACTTTGCAATATCTTTCTCGCCACTTGCGACTAGATCAGCAAATCGGAGAAAACTATTGGGATTTCTGTAACTCATTAAACTCGACTCCAGATGTGACTGCTAGGGACTTCGATCCAGCGACCTGCTGCATTAAATAAGAATTGCTCGATAGGCAATGGAGTCATATCCTGCAGATCAATCGGTTTAACAGTGTAAATGTTGGTAGCATTTGACATAAAGTATTTATGATAGCAACGGGCAGGAAATGCGGGACTGCCCATAGACCACTGTGCAGCGATTGTCCTTCTTGCTGATGGTTGTAGATAATGTAAGTTACCACCTGAGAATTGCATGTTACGTTTATCCAGATCGGATATTTGCACCATGGGGAATCTGTCATAAAATGACAATTTCTCAGTTGATGCAGAATATGCAAAAAAGATGATGTCACCAACTGCAAAGGTGCCCTCATAGGGTTCCATACCATATTGCAGTTGAGAGCGATACCACTCTTTAGATTGTGACTTGCCTTCTGCAAGATCCTTAACATCAGTGAAGATGCTCATACGTTTAACTCTTTTTCTGTGAGAATTAGGAATTCCATACGACGATCCTTACAGTATTCTCTTGCTGCCTTCCATTTTGCTTGGTTGACACCGTAAGTTTTCACTTCAGTTATATATCTTTTAGTCTGCCTCTTCGGTCTCTTCGGGGGCGCACACTGGACTTTCGGTTTAACTTCGATAATGAATTTCTGAGTCCCTCCGTTTCTAGTTCGTGCTCTGACGTAGAAGTCGGGAAAATAGCGGTGAATCCGACCATCAACAGGACTGATGTATGGAATAACGATCTCTTCACTTCCCCACTCCATTACATTTACATTTTTGTCGCACCAGACCATAAACTTTCTTTCCCACAAACTCCTATAAATAATATTAGTGGGATCACCCTTATACTTATGTCTATTTGATGGTCTGTATTTGCCAGAATAACTCATGCCGAAGTCAAATTTGTTAGTATTCCCTAGGGTCAAACCTATGGGCACATCAAGTAGTAGCAGGGCGTCTGTAAGAGACAAAGCCTCGTATCCTACAGAAGTTGTAGACTACC